AATGCAGTTTTGATCCGGCTGGGGAGGCTGAGCATGATGTCTATTCGTTCGTCGAGAACGTGACGATTGCGTCGGTGGCTCAGGCTCCGTTTCAATGGGAGGCTGTTGTACTGGCCTCTGTTGGTGCTGGTGGTCTGGATGCTGCTGGCGTTCGTGCTGCTGTAGGATTGGCTTCAGCAAATATGGACACACAACTGAGCGGCATCAATAACAAGACAACAAATCTTCCTTCAGATCCTGCAGACCAGTCGGCTGTCGATGGCCTTATCGTGGCTGCGGTGGCTGCAATACGTGGGGCTGATGATGACACACTCAAAACACTGAGTGATCAGATTGATGGGATTGATAGCGGTGGAGGTGGGGGCAGTGGTGACGCAGAACAAGCTACATTATTGTTAGTAAAAGCCAAAACAGACCTGATAGGATCCGCTCATGCTAACGTAGCTCTCACGGCAGCAGCGGTTATTGACATTGGATCTATCACAGGTTTCCCTACAACACTGACCATTGGTGATAGCTACGACTCCAACAGCGGAGAAATAGAAGTAACCATTCTTGATGCTGATGGTGATCTACTAACGGCGATAGGTGATCTGCTTTTGTCTGATGCGACTATTGAGTTCACAGCATTCAGGACAGGCGATCCTGTCTCTATGCATTTAGTGGGCACATGTTCGTACGCTGCCAGCATTGTGAGCATAACACTTCCTTCTTCAGTAACCTCTCTCGGCAAAGCAGATTTCACCTATGAAGGACGATTGAAATTTATATGGTCAGCCGACGACGCACAGAAGACATTCAAAACAACACAATTCAAATTCATTGAAAACCCATGACAACATCTGCCCCAATCAGATATAACAAGTACCTGCGAAATGGTGATGGTAAGATATCTCAGCTTATACCTGTTCCTGTTAGAAAAAATCAAAAGCTAATAGGATATGAGTACCAGCCTGTACGCTTATCAGAACTATTGAGACTCATACCAACTTATGACGTATTTCGTGAAGCCGAAGATTACTACTTCGACTTGGACGAAATGCACAAGTTTGTAGAGTTTGTCATCAACGAATGTGTCTTTCCTGAAGGTGAATACACAGGACTACCATTCGTACCTGAACTGTGGCAATGGTGTATCTACTTCAACATCTTCTGTTGGAAGCACAAGACAACACACTACCGACGGTTCAAAGAATGTTTTATCCTGATTCCTCGCAAAAATGGCAAGACCGTTTCCTTCGGTAGTATTCCGAGTCTTTACATGTTCTATGTGGATAAGGAACAACGATCACAAAATTTCTGCTGTGCTGCTGATATTGAACAAGCATCTGTCAACTTCAGACACACAGCATACATGATTGAACAGAATCCAAATCTACTCAACAGACTCAGACAAGGAAAAGTTAATAGATCAACACGCAGCTTTGAACACGCCAAAGACGGCAGTATGTTCAAAGTGCTGTCAGCCATTGCTGAAACCAAACACGGACTGTCACCAAACTTTGTCTACATCGACGAAGTTCACGCACACAAGAGTAATGAACTGATTGACGTTATGCTTACTGGTACTGCAGCCCGCAGGCAGTCTCTAATCATCTACACAACCACAGCAGACTACGACAGACCATCACCATGTAATGAGCTATACGATAGAGCTAAGCGTATTGCCACAGGTGAAATGTCTGACCCTACTTTCCTTCCTGTCATCTACGAAGCTACCGTAGATGACAACTTTGATGATGAACGTGTATGGAAACGTGCTAACCCCAATTACGGTGTTTCCATCTACGAAGAGTATTTCTCTCGTAACATCAGACAGTGCAAATCCAACCCTCTGTTTCTCAATAGGTTTTTACGTCTTCATCTGAACATAAGAACCAAGACAGACACAGTGTGGATTCCTAGTTGGGTTTGGTCGAATGGTAACGCTGACGAACAACACTTACTTTCAATTGACGAAATCAAGAACAGCCTGTATAATCACAGACTGTGGCATAACTATGCCTGCGATAACGAATGGTTCCACAACAGACAGGTAGACCTGTACGTCGAAGAACATCAGGCATACTTCACTTGGTACTTCAGAAAACTGATTGAGTTACAAGAGGAAGAGTGTTACGGTGGTTATGACAATTCCTCTGTGAACGACATTGCTTCTTTCAGTTTGTTCTTTCCGAATGTTAATGTTGTCCTTCCTTGGTTCTGGGTGCCTGCCGAGTCCATTTACAAACGATCAACAGAAGAACGCATTCCTTACGACAGATGGTTCAGATCAGGCTTAATCAACAACACACCCTTAGCTTCTATTTCAGAAAGAGATATAGCAAAAGCTCTTGTTGGTGATGGGACACAAAGAGGAATCTGCAACTACTTCACTAACCTTCATCTTGTCTGCTTCGACGCTTGGGGTTCAAACTTCATTTACGAAACTCTCTACAACGCAGGACTACAAGCCAAAAAGTATCCTCAGTCTTACGTCGGTATGAATGGTCCTTGTCGTAAACTTCAAGCCGACATTGAAAACAAAGAATTCTTTCATGGGTCAAATCCTGTATTACGTTGGATGATGGGTAATGTCACAATGACAACCAACAGCAACGATCAGATGCGACCTAACAAAACAAAATCTACTGACAAAATTGACGGTGTTGTTGCAACACTTATGGCAATCGGTGGGCACATGTACCACGGTCAGCAGTTAATCACTAACATACCGGGACTTCGCAATGAACCTGTTCAAGATTTTCAGTAGAAGACCAGCGTTCAATATGAGTGCAGTATTGAACGCTGCAACGTCTGCTCTATCTGGACGGGATCTGTACAGCTTTATGTTCAGAAGTCGTAGACACACAGCAGACTCAAGCCTAACGCTATCTGCCGTCTACTGTGCTTTGAACCTCTACATAGGCTCAATTGGCTCACTGCCACGTACAGTCAATCGTATTGACGTTACCACAGGTAAACCAGATCGTCAACTAAAAACTGCTGACCATCCAGCGGTTAAGATTTTTCTGCATTACGCCAATCCTGAATACTCTGCTGATGACATGCTAAGGGACATGATCAATGACAGACTCATGTATGGCAACTATTACGCTATTCGTGAATTCGACAGTCAGATGCGTACATTTCGCATTCACTACGTTCATCCAACCCGTATACCTCGTGGAAACATATTCTATGCCGACGGCACAGAAGTACTGTCCACAGGAGAACCAGCAAGAAAAGGCACATTAGTCTACCGTATCGAGACAGGTAACACACGAGAAGACAGCAAGTCTCAGGGTATGCTTCTTCCTCGCGAATGGATGTTCCACATTCAGAGTGACATTCCTGATAAGCCCAACCACAGAGGTTATGGTATTATTGAGAATGCAGCACGCTCATTCAGCATGTACGAGAACAGTGAAGAATACGGCATTCACTTCTACAAGAACGGACACAAAAACCAGACTTATCTGACCACAGAAAACAGACTCGCTCCTGACGTTCTCAAACGTGTAGAAAGCTTCTTCGAAGAGAACCCCAATGCTGCAATGGAAGACGCCTTCAAAACACGTGTTCTGGAACAAGGTCTGAAGCCTGTCAACGTAGCAATACCAATGCAACAGCTTCAGTTCATTGAGACACGAGCATTCTCAGTTGAAGACGTTGCACGCTGGTTCAATGCACCGACTTCTCTTCTGCACTCCCACATGGGCAGCAAGAGTTCTTCCGACGATGTAGGACAACTTATTCACCTGTTCATTCAAACTGGCTTGCATCCATTCATCAGCAGTCTTGGAAGGCAGATCAGAAATGAGTTATTGCCCCTCGGCTCACAACTCCAATACAGTTTCGAATTCAACCTCATCTATCTATTCCGTACCATCATCAACGAATTCTCGCAAGCATTGCGAAACTTCTTTGAAATTGGAGTTATGGACAGAACAGAGATTGCGAATCTATTGGGAATGCAGGTAGACCCCTCTGACAAGAACAACAGTCTTCGTTACGTACCTGCTAACTTGATGACAGTGGAACACAGCATAGCTCTGAAAGACAAAGCTCTGCTTGCCAATGAAATGATGACACAGCAGGTTACCAAGCTGACGCTGGATAATGAAAATTATATGTCTCCAAAAGAGACAATGGAACTTCAGGCTACACAAGCTCAGGCCGAAGCAGATGCTAAGGTTCCTGCTGACAGTCAGGATAAGAGTCCTGATGATCAGAACTTGGATAAGAAACGACGTGTCACACAGAATGCTTTCAATGCTGTGGTCAAAGGTCTTCAGGACTACGAATCAAAGGTTCGTAACCAGAAGTCTGAGAAATACTCAGCAGACGAACTCGAAGCCTCTATGTCCGAATTCCGTAAAGGTAAGTTCACAGACACGTTGTTCAACACGTTCAACGATTGGCTTCCAATCCTGAACGAAGTCAGTCCGTTCTCCACACTAAACGATCTGGTAGACGCTTGGATGTCAACGGATCACATTTCATTTCTCAGTAAACTACCAGAGGCATAACATGCAGACATACATTCTCAATCGAGACGTAAAGAACAATGTACAGACGGTTGTCAACGTCGATGGTCAAACCATTGAGCTATACGACTACATTCTCAGTGAACGATGGTACGAAGAACAAGCGGGTATCACAGCTAACGAATTCATCACAGCTTTGAATTCTATGAAAGGTGACATCACTGTTCGTATCAACTCTCGTGGTGGTGAAGTCGGAAATGCTCTGGCCATATACCAGCGTCTACGCGAGCACACAGGCGAGGTTCATTGTGTGGTTGATGGTTACGCCTATTCTTGTGCCGCATGGGTCTTGCTGGCAGGAGATAAGCGTACAATCAATACAGGTGGTCTGGTCATGGTCCACAACCCAATGATCTTCCCAATGCTCAACAAAGAATCAGACTTTGATAATGCTAAAGCTCAGTGGACAGCCCACAGAGACGCTATTAACAGCATCATCACTGAACGGACAGGTCTGAAGTCTGAAGAAGTGAAGAACATGATGGAGAATGAAACCTTTATGACAGCCAATCAGGCTATAGCCAATAATTTCTGCACAGCAGTTCAGGACGGCACAAAAACTCTTTCTGCTTCAGTGCGAAATGCCATGCCAAAAGAAGTTATAAACACACTTCCTGAAGTCGTTGACTGTTCAGATTTGCATTTGAGGGCACTCCAGCTTCGTGCTAACGCTCTCAGATAATTATTTGACACGTTAGCTTCCTGTGTTAAACTACGTCCTACGGCTAAAAGCAAAGCACAATACGCCGAAAGCTCAATAATAATTCTCAATTTCCAATAGGGGTCAACAATGCTACGAACCAAGGAACAATTCGCAAAGATGTCATTCAACGAGCTTAAAGACGCTCGGACAACTTTGACGCCAATCATCAACAGCTACTCTGCACGAGTTCAGGATGGCACGAAGCCTCTGAACACAGAGGAACGAGAACTGTTCAACGTCGCTGTAACAGAAATGGAACTGATCAACGAAGCCATTTCCGCAAGTGACGGTGGACTTGTTGAACGCGGAAGTGTTGCAACTATGGCAGGTAATGCTGCTAATGTTGCAAACGTGTTCAACACGCTGACAGGTAACGTACATGTGAAGCCTAACCACGAGAATGATGCTCGTTTTGGTTATGCTCCAGATGAACAGGGCGGAGGTCGAGAATTCCTGTATGACGTTGCTAACGCATACAAAGAAGGTCTCAACCCAGAAAAAATCAATACTCGACTTCGTTCTGTTATCATCAACGCTGTTGGTGACGACGAATATGCTCGTGGTAATTGGGGATCTGCTGGTGTTCTGATTCCTGATGCGATGATCAATCGTATCCTGTCTCTCACACCAGAAGCTGACTTCCTGACCCCTCGCATGACTTCGATTCCGATGGCAACACCATCTATCTCGATTCCTGCACGAGTGGACAAGAACCATTCAACCAGTGTTACAGGTGGTACACGAGTCTATCGTACCTCTGAAACACGAACAGCCGACAAGACCAAAGACGTATTCGAACTTGTCAAACTGGAAGCAACAGAAATTGTTGGTGAGGCCGCTGCCACTAACATGCTGATGCGATATAGTCCGATCAGTATTCCAGCACTCATTGAATCCTCAATGCGACTGGCTGCTGTTGACAAACGTATCGACGAACTGATCAATGGTCAGGGTAATGGTACTCCACTCGGCTTCCTGAACGCTTCCAACCTGTCTCTGATCTCTGTGGATCGAACCACAGGTCAGGCCGATACAGTGATTGTCAGTGGTCGTGACATTGTTCGTATGACTCAGCGAGTCTGGGGTTACGACAATGCCATTTGGATTGCCAACCACGACATGTACGAAATCCTGTCTCTTGTTTGTCACGAAAGTCCAAACAACGCAGGTATCGTCAAAATGTTCAGCCCTCTCACTGAGGGTGCTGGTCCTACTCTGTGGGGTCGTCCGATCTTCTTCACTGAGTACGCTCCGGGTATCACCAGTGGTCAGGACGGAAGCCAGATCAGCGAATGGTCTTCTGGTATGCTGTCTTGTGTGAACATGTCTCAGTATCTGTACGGTCAACTCTACACAGAGTTCAACCGCTCAGTGCATGTTCGCTTCTCTGAACGTGAAGAAGTATTCCAGTTTGTCACCAGTGACGATGCTCGCCCGTGGTGGAAGACCTACCTCACACCAAAGAAGGGTGTCACCACACGCAGCCCATTCGTTACTCTGACCAACACAGACGTATCAGGCTAATAGCTGATTCCAGAGTTTGACCGTTCTCTCAAAACGGTCATCTTTCTCTTCAACAACTTCCATAAGGAATCTCGAATATGACTCTTCGTTACAATCATTTAGGCTCTGCCTTTTACATTGAACCGCTCGGTGACATCACACTGACAGCAGGTCCAGATACACTGAAACGTATCAACCTGATTACCTTCGGTCAGATCAAGCGAGCTACCCTCGTACTGAACGCTGCCACTCTCACAGGTGCAGCAACTGTGATTGCTTACATCGGCACTACCGGCACGGGTGGTACCGATACAGCAATCGCCACAATCACATGTCCAATCGTTGCTGCAGCAGCCGGTGATTACACACTGGAAATCCCTGCAGAACTGATTGCACACTACGAAGACCGTAACGGTGGTCCGGGTACAGCTAAGTCTCTGGTATTCAAGATTGATGGCACAAACACTGATACCATTCAGGCTGCTATCATTGTTGAATGTCTGCATGATTATGTTGACCACACTCCTGCTGACGTTACAGCCACTACGTAATTTGTGGGCTTGTTAAGCCTGCATTTCGCCTGTGTCTGATACTTGGGGCGTCAGACACAGGTTTTTACTTCAGGAAATCTATCATGCCAATGGTCATTGATCGTAGCACAGAATCAGCCATATCAACTTTGTTTGATGCTGACTTTATGAAACGATTGAAACAGTATTTGGGTTTTGATCCAGATACACCAGCCGATGATATTCCTGTTGATGTTGATGACCTGCTGCGACAAGCAATAGGCACTTGTGAGACAGAACAGTGGAGATTCATCCTTCCCAAGAAGGTTACACTGTACCTGCCTTACGAAGCATTCTGTGATTGGGATAAGATGGTATTTCTGCCATTCGGACCAATCGTTGCTCCGGTCAGTGGCAACTACATTCGAACATTCACATTCATCGACAATGACGATACAACTCAGACGGTCACACAAACAACCATAAGACGTTACGAAGGCGAGCCTATTCGTCTGTGGTGCGATGATTGGGATGCTCTGCTTCCTAGCATCAAACAGATTGATCCATACCCCGTAACAGTTTCGTACTATGCTGGTTACACAGCGTACAACCAGATACCTTTCACAACGATCAATGCTTTGAAGATTCTGTGTTACCACTACAACACATTTAGAGAAGGCATTGACGGAACGAGCACAGGACTTCCACAAGCTTACATTTCAAATCGTGATCATGCTTTGCTGAACAACTACAGAGCTATTCGTTACGTAGCTGACGACTGGAATAAGGTAGCTAGTCGATGAAACGGAAAGAACGTCCTAACCTGACAAGACGTTGCCGGTTCTACAAGTACGGTACGACGCTGAAAGACTCAGAACCTGTAACCAATGTGTATGGTGAATTAGAACAAAGCTTCTCGTTGGTTGCTGTAGGGCTGTTTGCAAAAGAAAAACCCTACAAAGCTAACGAAGCCGAAGAAGGCGACAGAACGATAGGCGAACAACGTCACACGCTCACAGGACGTTACACTACTTCTCTCAGTAATGTTTCAGCGACGTTGTATTGTTACATTCTGTCAGAACGTAAATTGTACGCTGTGAGTGGTAATGCCACAGACCCTTACGGCGATAAACAATGGATCTGGATTGACATTGTTGATAACGTGACACAGGACATAGTGTCGAAGTTTCCGGGAGCTAAGTTGTGAGCAATACAATAAAACTCACAATACCACCTTCATTGCGTGGTGTAGTTGAAGCTCTCAGCAGAGAATCAATTCCGGCAATCAGAGCAGCTATGCGGGCTGCTATGTCTCCAGCAAGAGCACATATGAAAGCTCTTGTGAACACAGACACAATGCAAAGTGATCAGAGCACAGGAGCAACCTACCGATCTGTCACAAGCAAGAGCGGACAAAGTAAAAAGAATCGAAATGTCTTTTACGCAATGGTAGGTGTGTCTCGCAGAACAGCAGAAGAACATTATCTACCGGGACATCCAGCGGGCAAGAATCAACGTCTGTCTCTGAAGCAGGGCAAAGCAACAGGTAGAGGTTTATACGCTCTGCAGGCCAAATACAAGAAGAACAAACGAAGTCCGCAGAAGTCGTTGATCAAAACCAAACAGGTATTCTCTCGTATCAAACATTTGTCTCTCAGTAAGAATGATAAGGCAAGAGGTTTCATTCGAAGAATACCTAACAAGTATTTCCATCTGATTGAACGTGGATTTACACACAGAGCAGGCGTAGCTGTACCCGGCTACAATTGGCGAACAAGAACAGCTAACGCCACAAGAGACGAAGTGCTAAGCATCTTCAAAGAGCGTTTGAAAATATCCCTAACCGTTGCTATAATTAAGCACATGCACAGGGCAGCACAGTGACCCCACACAACCTAAGAAAATGTCTTACCTCTTTGTTTGGCACAGTTGATGTACCAAGCTACTACATTGATGAATGTCCACCGTTCGCTGATGTACCCAACAAGAATGGTTTCTTTGTTTGGGACACAGAAGACCACACGTTCTTGGAATGTTCTGAAGGTCTTGGTTACTCCGGTGCAGTTGGATCAACAAACACAGACAACTGGATAACATGTAATTTCCAACTAGAAGTTACATGCTACAGCAACAGATTTGCTACACGAGCTTCAACGTCTCAACTCATATTCAATCTGCTCTATCCTATCGTCTCTGGTGTTCGAACCCCACTTAGAGGATTGGCGATTACTAACGGGTTCATCAATCATGTTCATCATATTTCCACCACAGAATTTGATGTACAAAAAACAGCACAATCAACACCAGAGATGTCGGCAGCGGTGCTGACTTTTGAATGTTCATTTTCAGTGAAGGAAATCTAATATGGCCAGAGACGCTGCAAGAATCCGTTTACAATTGCCTCTGATCGACGATGTTGGTGATGGTACACCAACTACCTCTACAGACACTTACGTGTGTGTAACAGGTAATTGTTCGTGGTCAGGATTCAGTCGTGAGTCTGTTCGTTCTGACTGTTCAGAAACTTCTCTCGACGCATGGGGTAACTTGGTTGCCACATACATCGGTGGTAAAGAAATTGAACTCGGTGAGTTCAGTTGTGATGTAGACTTCTCTCCTGACGTTGCTACGGCTGCCGGTGGTCGTCTCTACGCAGCTTTCAAGAGCGGTTTGGTTGGTGATTACAAACTGAAGTATCCTGCTGCTGTAGGTGAAACCACAGGTCCAATTCTGACTCTCTCTGCTTGTGTGACCAAGTTTACACCAATGACCCCAATCATGGGCAAGGGTGATGAATCTCGGTCACGAGCAAGTATCACTCTCAAAATCAGTGCTCTTACAATCACTGCTGCTGTGTAATCCTCTGTTAGCTCGAAGGTAGCCCCACAATGTCCGACATGTTCAAATCTATGTTTGTTGTTGAACCTATCAATGACAATCTTTGTCTCAGGGAACCCTCTACGGGTGTGTTCACATTAGCTCAACGAAAAGTAAAGCTAATCACAGACGCAGAGGGTAACTATCCTGTTAATCTTTGGTACACAATCTACGTGCTCGCCTGTATTCACGAATACAAAAATAATGAATGCTGCGAGCCTGTAGCTTCCATCTTCTACAGAAGCTTCAAGAAAGATGATGCTCTGCCTGTCTCCACGGTGGAACACATCTTCTCAACAGTTTCTGATGAAGAGTTTGTACCATTCCTCGAAGAAGTAGCAGCCGCAATTCCTTTGCACAAAATGCGTCATTGGTTCAAACTAATCAATGACAAACTCATTCTCACTGAGGAAGCAAAGGAAGTAGCAAAAAACGACTAAACCCCAACAGTGCTGATTGGTTCATAATGCACCTGTCAACACGTTGGGGTAAACCGTCATACGAGATAGAGGCTATGCCTGCCTCTGAATTTCAACGTCAGAAAATATATTGGGAAGCTCACTCATGGGGAATGCAAGATGATCTTGCTGCTATGATAGCTTCCCAATTGCACGCACACAGAACACATTCTGCACCAACTTCGGCAAGAACAATTAAAGAGATTGCTGTAGACCAGTGCAAATACAAACCGTTCGTTATCGAAGACGCAATGTCTATTCGTAACGCAACATTGCCGATGTTCGAAGAATTTGACAGGAGTCGTAGAAATGGCTGAGTCTATCCATGATTGGGCAGTTAAGCTTGGAATGCTTCGTGATGAAGCAAGCTTCTCTGCTGGAGAAAAACTCATGGAGAACTTCACACAGTCTGTTATCAGAAATGACAACAGAGTTAAGCAGTCTGCTAAAGAACGTGCTGACGCTGAAAAGCAGGCACGCTTAATGGCAGAAGGCGAGAAGATCAGACAGGCCAATCTGTCTCCTGCTGATTCTTTCGAAGAGAAAAAAGTTCACCTTGGTGAATTGTACGTCTCTGGTGCTATTGGTGTTGAAACATTCACAGCAGCTATGGTCAAGCTTAATGCTGAGCAGGATAAGGTATTAGGCGGTGCCGCACGTCTCAAAGCTGAAGGTTTGTTTGATCAGGAAACACGCAAGCTGCTACAGGAGAAGCATCAGTACGAAGAGACACAGGCTAAACGCAGTGCCGCTCGTATCTCAGGGTACAACAGACAACAACGTCAGGACGCAGCCAGAGAAGCTGCGGAAGCTCTGCGTATTGCTTCAGTGAACTCCAAAGCCCAATTACAGATTGATGGAGCATTCGAGCAAGAAACACGCAGACTCCGCACGGAGCAGGATGCTTACAACGAAGAAGTAACCGAAGCAAACAGACTTCTCAATCGCTACGGTAACCTTGCTGTTCAAGCTGCTACGGATATTCAGCGTTTGAATGCTATGCTTGCCGCAGGCACTATCTCTGCTCAACAGCATGGTGTAGCTGTTACTGAAGCCACACGACGTATGAACTCGATGCGTGGTGGTGCTGGTAACATGGGCTTCGCTATGGGCGAACTTGCTCGCGGTGCTGAAGACTTCATCACAGTCATGTCTATTACAGGCTTCAATATAGAGTCTGTTG